GTTTTTGAAGGCCACCACGCTCCGGGTGGCGCTCTCCATCTCCCGCGTGACGCCCTCCGTGTTCCGGGCCACCCGGATCAGGCCGCCGGACATGTTGTCCCGCAGGTTGAGAATGGTGTTGATGACTCTATTCGCCATGCCGCCCGCCTCCCGTCAGCGTCCGCGCCACCGCCGCCTGCAGCAGCGCCGCCTGCTCCTCGTAGTACAATGCCCGCGCCCCCTGCAGGAAGCCCCGTTCCGCCGGTGTGGCGGCCGCCAGCACATCCAGCGGCACGCCCCGCACGGCGTAAAACGCCATCAGC